CAACGGCAGCTTCAAAGACTTCGGGCACGCCTTCACCGAAGCGGCCGACGATGCCTGAGCCGGTTCGCTTCCGCAAGAAGCCCATCGAGATCCACGCCATCCGATTCGACGGCACCAACCACGACGACATCCAGGCCTTCACCCACGGCCACTTCGACACCGTCGACCCCGGCAACTTCGGTGACCCCGACATCGTCGCCACCGTCTACGACCGGCTGCACTCCACCTGGATCGGCGTGAAAACCGGGAACTGGATCGTGCAAGGCATCCGCGGCGAGTTTTACCCGATCGACGCCGCCGTCATGAACGAAACCTACGAGGCGGCCGACGATGCATAGCCCCGGGTTCGTCACCGACCGCCACGACCACCTCGCCGGCGCCGACCGGGCCGCGTTCAGCCCCGACCGCAGCTACCGGTACATGCTCACCCGCAGATGGGCGCCGGGGCCGACGGTGTGCTGGGTGATGCTCAACCCCTCGACAGCCTCAGCCTTCAGCGATGATCCGACAATTCGCCGCTGCCGGAATTTCTCGCTGCAGGCTGGCTACGGCGCGCTCGCGGTAGTCAACATCTACGCACTACGCTCCACCAACCCCGCCAAGCTGTGGACACACCCCGACCCGATCGGCCCCCTCGGCGACCAGTTCATTCGCGAACAAGCCGGCAGCCGCACCTCCGTCATCGCCGCCTGGGGCACACACGGCGCCCGCAACCAACGCGGACAGCACGTAGCCGACACGCTCGCCGACGCCGGAATCAGCCTGTACTGCCTTGGGGCCACCGGCAACGGGCAGCCGAAGCACCCGCTCTACGTGCGAGGAGACACGGCACTCGTGCCATACCGGGTCGGGGTGAAGTGCGATGCCTGAGACGGGACGGCACGGGCTGCGGAAACTGCCGCGGCGGCGTCCGAGGTGGCAGCACGCCCTTCGCTACGCCGGCTCCGTCGCCTGGCAGGGCGCGCTCCTGGTCGCCGGAGTCCTCACCGCCGCCGCCATCTCGTCCGGAACCACCGGCACATGGCGGCTGCTGCTCGCAGTCGGATCCGTCTTCGCCATCGTCGCCGGCGGGCAGATCGTGCTGCCCGCGATCGGCCAAGCAATGGTCCGCACCGCATCTGATCTGCGAAGGAGATGGAACCGTGGGTAACGACCCAGTAATCACGGACGGGCACCCCTCGACGGCGGAGACTCCGCAAAACCCATCGATTCGCAGGCCAGAGGCGGTGCAGCCACGGCGGATCCAGCGCAAACGAACCAAAGGATGGACCCGAGGCAGCGCCGCCTGCGTCGACCGCAGCTCCCGATTCGGCAACCCGTTCGCCGTCTACCGCGACCTCGACGGCTGGCGCATCCACATCCTGCATGTCACCGACGGACGGTTCCCGGAGGTCGCGGCGCACGACACCAAGCCCGAGGCGATCGTCACCGCGGTACGGCTGTTCGAGGCGTGGTTGAAGGGTGACCTGTTCGTGGACGGGCTTAAGGTTCGCCAGCGATGGATCCTCGCCAACCTGCACGTGCTTCGCGGCCGGGACCTGGCTTGCTACTGCGCGGTGCCGGACGAGGGCGAAGACGACTGGTGCCACGCGGCGGTGCTGCTGCGCCTGGCCGCAGAGGCGTCCGGTGATTCAGGTGTCTAACCCGACCAGGCCTGTTACCGGAACTCTCGGCCCCGCACACCGCTGCCCGCGGTGTAGCGCGCTGAAGCCGGTCAAGCCTCTGACATCGATCAACAGCGGCGCTGAGATCCGCTACATCTACGAGTGCCCGCGGTGCCGGCATTCCTGGTGGAACACGTACAACACCAGCGCCGACGAACCGTGGGGGGTGGCGGCGTGAGGTCAGGGCTCGTCGTTGCCTTGAAGCTCGCGGAGCCGGGCAATGCTCGTCACCGTCGGAGGCTTCAACGGGTCGATGCCCTGGGAGCGGGCCATCTGTCGGATGGACTCGGCCGAGTAGCCGGTCTTCTTGACGATCGCGGACGGCCGCACGCCGGCCCGGATGGCCTCAGCAACGGCCTCGGCGAGCGCGTCCCGTTTGGCCTTGAGTGTCTGCTCGGCGCGCTTTACGGATGTTGCCGCGGCGGTCACCGGCCGAAGCCTCGGGTCGTCGGGATCGGAGTGCGCCATGGGGTCATATTCGCACGTCGACTTGGCCGCGACCAGTTGCTGTATCGCGTTGGCGGTTTTCTTCGCACACTTCATGTGGTCTACTGTAATCACCAAATGGTCTGTGGCAAAATGAATGAGAGACGCCAGGTCCGCTTCAGCCCGATCTGAGTCGCTCGACCCTTGCACAGGCGGTTGATGACCCGCCGATTCACCCCATCCGTTTCAACCAGCAAGGAGCACTACCCGTGGTCGTCAACCGGGGCCTGCGCACCAACCCGAACGGAGCGTGCAGCTAGTGGCCCGCATCCGCTCGATCAAGCCGGACTTCTTTACCTCCGAGTCCGTTGGGGCGCTCAGTTGGGGCGCCCGCCTGACGTTCGCCGGCCTGTGGACCTACGTGGACGACCGGGGCCGCGCCAAGGACAACCCCAAGGCCATCCGGGGGGCGCTGTGGCCGAACGACGAGGAGACCGTCAGCAGCGCCAACGTCGTCGAGTTCATCGATGAATTGGTGAAGCACGACATGGTCTGCCGGTACGTCGCCAACGAGGCGAACCACCTTCATGTGATCAACATGAAGAAGCACCAGGCGATCAACCGCGCAACGGCCAGCAGACTGCCGCCGTGCCCGGTTCACAACGCCGTTCCTGCCGCCTCATTTGCAGCTTCAGAAGCGCACGACGGGGACTCACTGAGTCCTCACGGAGGAGTCAGTGAGGACTCCCGGAGCGCTCAGGGAGGACTCACGACAGGAATAGGAAGTGGAATGGAAGTGGAAGTGGAAGGGGAAGGGGAACCGGCGGACGAACCGCCGGCACACGCGGCCAAGCCGCGTACCCGCGCCACCTCTGCCCCGGAGTACTTCGAGATCACCGAGAATCTCGCCACTTGGGCTGCCGCTAAGGGTCTGACGCCAAACGTTCTTACAGCCCAAACTGAACGCTTCCTGGACCACCATCGCGCCAAAGGCAACACGTTCAAGGACTGGAATGCGGCTTGGCGCAAGTGGATGAGCAACGCCGCCGAGTGGACGAAGTCGGACAGCCGCAATTCCCTGCCCTTCCAGCGCGCATCCACTGGCCACGAGACCTACCGCGACGCGGACACCTCAACCTTCCGACCCCCGAAGTGAGCCCTGTCATGACTGAATCGTCCAGCCGGATCCCGCCCCGGCTCGCCGCCCTCATGGGCCTGATCGGCAACCCACCCGCAGGCCTCGAACCCGACGACACCATTGAGGCGCCCCCCGCATCCCTCGACGGCAACGCCGTCACCGCCTGGAACCGGCAGCGCGGACTCGACTGGTTCGCCGGCCACGTCCCGCCCCGGTTCAGGACCGCCACGGCCGAACACCCCAAGGTCAAAGAGTGGGTAAACCTGTACCTGCTCGACCCCAACTTCGGCTCGATGATGCTTCAGGGACTCGTCGGCACCGGCAAGACCCACAATGCGTTCGGCGCCGTCCGCGCCATCGCCGACTCCGGCATCCCGCCGATCAAATGGCAACACACCACCGCCGCCGACCTGTACCGACGGCTGCGCCCGAACGACCGCAACGACCAGGACGCCATCCTTACCAAGCTGTGCGAGACGCCGCTGCTAATCCTCGACGACCTCGGCGCCGTGCGCACCAGCCCGTTCGTTGAAGAGGTCACCTACCAGCTCATCGACGCGCGGTACTGGGCCTGCTTGCCCACCATCGTCACTACCAACCTGCCGACCGACCCGACTGACCCCAACGGCAACCGCATTCACTGCCTTGCCGACGCCGTCGGGGGCCGCACCTACTCGCGTCTCGTCGAGATGTGCAGCACCTGGGTGATCTTCGACGGGCCCGACCTGCGGAGGGCCGCATGAGCGACGACCTCGAGTACGACGAGCCCGCCCTGCCGCACGACACCGACGCCGAACGCATCGTCCTCGGCGCCATGCTCCTTAACCCCGGCGTCATTGACGAAGTCGCCGACCTGGCGCCGCCGGACGCGTTCTACCACCCGCAGCACGCTGAGATCGCCGACGCCATCCTCGCGCTGCGTACCGACGGCAAGCCCACCGACGCCGCCGCGGTCCTGGGGGAACTGCGCCGCCGCGGCAGCCTCACCCGCATTGGCGGCGGCCCGTACCTCCACCGCCTCATCGAGGTCGTGCCGTTCACCGGATCGGCGGCGTTTCACGCCGAAGCAGTCCGCGACATGCACGTCAAACGCATTGCCGCCGACACCGCCACCAGCATTCGGCAGATGGCGCTCGACCCGGCCCTGGACCGCACCGACATTGCCGAAGCCGTGCACATCGCCATCGGCAAACTCAACGGCGTTCTCGACGCGGTACCCGGTACCGTTCTCCCGACCGTTGGGGACCTGTTCGTTTCCACCTGCGACGACATTGAAAAACCGCAGGAGAACCGGCGCGTCAGTCTCGGCATTGCAGATCTCGACGCCGCCTACAACGGCGGTGTCGCGCCAGGCCAGTTCACCGTGGTCGGAGCACGAACCGCAGTTGGCAAGAGCCAGTTCGGGCTCGGGGCCGCCCGAAGCGCTGCCGTCAAGCACAAGATCCCGACACTGCTCGCCTCGCTGGAGATGGGTGCCGGGCAGATCATGCGGCGCCTCATCGCCGCCGAAGCCGGCGTCAACCTGAGCCACCTGCTCAACAGCGCCTGCGACGACCGCGACTGGCAGCTGATTGGCCGCGTCGCCGAACGGGTCATGGATGCGCCGCTGTACATCGACGACAAGCCGGGACTCACGCTCGAACGGCTGCACCAGACTGTGCGGGACCTGAAGCGCCACGCCGGTTGCGGGCTCGTCGTGATCGACTATTTGCAGTTGATGATCGCGCCGAAGGCCGAGAACCGTGAGCAGAAGGTCGCGGCCTTGACCCGCGGGCTGAAGCTGATGTCGCAGGAACTTGACGTGCCGATCGTTGCTATGGCTCAGCTCAACCGCGACCTGGAGAAACGGCAGGACAAAACGCCGGTCGTGTCCGACCTGCGCGAATCCGGCGCCATCGAGAACGACGCCGACAACATCATCCTGCTGCACCGCGAGGACATGCACGATCCCGAGTCCCCGCGGGCCGGCGAGATCGATCTGATCGCAGCCAAGAACCGAGACGGCGCCCGCACGACGATCTCGGCCGCGTTTCAAGGTCACTATGCCCGGATTGTTGACATGGCCCGTCCCGACTGGACCCCGCACGCTGCCATGCGCGACGCCGCCTGACCCCAAGGAGAACCATGAGCATCCCCGTAACCCTCGTTGGCCGTATCGGCCAGGATCCCGAGCTGAAGTTCGGCAACAGCGGCAAAGCCATCGCCCGCTTCTCTGTCGTCACGTCCCGCCGCGTCCTGAACAAGACCACGAACGAGTGGTCCGACGAAGACACCACCTGGTGGAACTGCACCGCGTTCGGTTCGCTTGCCGAGAACGTCGCCGAGTCGCTGGAGAAGGGCTGCGCCGTCATTGTCACCGGCCGCGCGGCGAGCGAGTCCTGGAACGACAAGAACACCGGCGAGAAGCGCACCGCCATGAAGGTGATCGCCGACGAGGTGGCGCCGTCGCTGCGGTTCGCCACCGCCAAGGTCGCCCGCACCCAGCGCAGTGAGGGCGGCGGCAACAGCGGGGGTGGCCGGCCGCAGCAGAACGCGAACACCGGTGGGTGGGGCGGTGAAACGCCCGGCTCCGGATGGGGCGGCGCCGCGAGTGCTGAGCCCCCGTTCTAGACCCGATCCCCGAAAGGAGAAACCCGACCGTGCACACAACCGACCTGCTCAACGCCCTCCGCAATCACTACATCAAGCCCGGCGACACCCGCCCTGGCTGCGTTCTCCTCGCCGAGGTCACCGCCCCGAACCGCACCAACCGGGCCGACGCGATCCACGTCGGCATGTGGGCGAGCCGCGGCTACACCGTGGACGTTCACGAGCTGAAGATCTCCC